GCTGGGGAAGCATTGAAGCCGCCGTCGCTGCCGCCGCGGTGCTCAGTGAGAGCGCCAGTCCATTCGTTCCACCGCCGTGGTTGGTTGCGTCCATGTTACTCAGACTTTGGTTGGGCTGCTGCGATGATAATGTCGGCCAAAGGAACGCCGACCTTGGCGTTCTGGTAGCCACCGGCCTTGATGGCGATGTCGATGAGCTGGAGCAGTTGGTTGGCCTGCTCCTGAGTGAGTTCGATCTTGATCATATCAGGCTGCAGTGTCGTAAACGACGGACTGCTCCGCAACCAAAACCGGCTCCACCTGCGGCAACATCGGCGGAACGATTTCAACCGGCGGCAACCACGGCAGCGGAGGAGCGATGATCGGCGGGTTGATCTGGTTCTCGATTTGCGCGGTGACGTTCGCTTCGATGGCGGTCTTGTCCACGCCGTTGGCGAAGCACCAGCTCAAGACTTGATCCTGAGTGAGCTTATCAAACGGCGTGAATCCAGAACCACTCGGCGGAGCGAATGAGGTCGATCCGTAGCAAGTGCCGCTGTAGTTATCCTGCAAGCCGTTGCACCTCCAATCGGCGGTGATGACGACATCGGTGAGTGTGCCTTCAACGGGCTTAACGAGAAGGCGTTCGATGATCCAGTTGATGGTCATAAATTAGCGGGTTTCGAGGGTTTGGACGCGGGCGGTGAGTTCTTGGATGGCGGCAACCAAGATGGGAACGATGCGGGACATATCAATGCCCTGAGACTTGATCGAACCGTCTTCGTTCACGGCATCCTTTTCACCAGTCACAGCGAATGGAACGACTTCAGCTAGTTCGTGGGCCAAGAAACCTTCGCCAGCGGAACCGTCAGACTTCCAGTTGTAGATCGACGGCTTGAGCGCATTGACGCGAGCAAGACCACCTGAGATTGGTTTGACGGATTCCTTTAGTCGATAGTCTGAAACAATGTTGTATAGAACACCAGTAGTTCCATTTTGAGTGATTGAACCAATTGAAACAGCGTTATACAAAAAGTTCGCATAGTTTTGTCCTGATGCAGTGCCATTTACATGGCCCAAAGCCATTTGACCAGCAGATGATCCTACAGCAATTACTGCTCCATTCACATTTCCAATTCCCGTACTCGTCGTCCCCACCAGAAAATTTCCACTCGCATCGAGCGTCATCGCGGGATTCCAAGTGATTAGTCCATTAACAGCTCCTGAAGTGGTAGAAGTACCCCAAACGTGCTTTCCAGTCGTTTGATCGTAGTAAGTCGCGTAATCTGCGTTAATGAACTTGTATGCGCCATCGTTATAGAAGTTGTTTCCAAAAAACGTGTCGCTTCCGGTCGTTGTAAGAACCAAACGTGAACCAACTTGAGCCGCTTTAAAGCCAGCCGCCCACGCACTCGGCGTAACGCCTATGCCGACGTTGCCTCCAAGATCCTGAAGCACCAAGTCACGAGGACCATTTCCAGAACCATTATCGAACGAACTGATTGCAGCGTAGCGATTGGCAGCAGTCGCATCGGTCTTGATGCGGAAAAAAATGCCAAAATCGTCAGTATCGGTTGTTGTGATGCCTCCAACAGTCGCAATCGAAGCTGTCGTCGCTTTAGTTCCAGACGATGCTTGGAAACGATACGAAGGACTACGCCCCACGCCCAGCCCCGTGGAGTTCAAAATCATTCGAGTGCCGCCTGCGCCGTCGTACCAAGTGAAGACGCCAGAAGTGGCAATTCGATACTGCAAATTGCCACCGGCAAAAAGTTGAGTATCAGTCCACGTTGCTGAGTTTCCGATTATCAGCGAAGTCCCGCTGGAGGAAACGGTGGTATCAGGACCTTCTCCAATCGCGCCATTGTACGAAATGCGGCCAGCAACTGACAGCGGATAGGCTGGACTCGCCGTACCAATACCCACACGATTGTTCGTCGAATCAACCTTCAGCGTCGAGGTGTCCACCGTCAGATCGCCGGTGATGGTGGCGGAGGCGAGGGTGGCGGTGGGACTACAAGCCAGCAGGTTATTCAGCGAAACCTTCTTGGTCGTTCCGCTCGCTGCCATCGACGTATCAGAAACGTCCACGATGACCAACGGATCATTTGCGGGATCGGTGGAAGTTCCGATGCTCGTTAAAGCTGTAATCTTGCTATCAGGCATAGGTCAAAAAGTTAATCTGTGGAAAGTGAGAAAATGATTTTAGAACTACCGTCCTCTTGGAGAACGAATGACGTTCCGTCCTCCTGCAACATCCAACGGTCCATCGCAGGATATGCGACTTCGATCGCATCATCCGATGTGGACAGTTGCAATGAGAGCGCGAGTGTCATTAGGTGGTAGCGCGACCAAAGTATGCGATAACAGCGCCACTCGAAAGGGTAAAGCTTGAGATTCTACCCACAATGGTAATGCCAGCAGGAATGGTGGTTGCGCTCCACGTTCCAGTGATACCAGTGCCAGCAATGGACGAGATCACGGTTGCGGTGATGGTCTGGATTGCGATGTAACCGCTCGTCTGAGCGGATGTTCCGGTGACCAGAGTAAAACCCTGATGGCCCATCGAATCCTGCGTTGCTAAATCGGTCTGGTATGCGGACATTTTGTCTTTCGGTTAGAGGGGAGGTCACCGGAACTTTCCAGCAACCTCCCCCAATTTTAACGGTTATCCTTTGCGAACTTTTGGTGCCAGGGCTCCCTGTATCCACAGGATGAGCTTACCTCCTTCGGGAACGGTCGCGGTGTTGAAGCCGTCGCGTTGGAGCGTCGCGTCGACTTCGGGACCAGAAACGAGCTTGGTTTTGCCGTTCTTGTCCACCGAGATGGTAGTTGCAATTCTCATGGGTCAGCCGATTAGGCGGTGATCAGCAGCTCGCCCTGGGTAGCGTCACCCACGCCAGCGCCAAACATGATGTCGTAAGAGGCGTAATGCGAGCGGCTGGCGCGGCTGTACCACACCGACAGCAAGCAGGACAGGCCGTTGGCCGTAGTCACCGTGCGCTGCTCAAGAAACTCGCCAGCGATCATGCCAACCGGGAGGCCGGCGGCAATGGCGATGGCATCCGGGCCACAAACAAAGCCAGCCAAGTTGGCAATGCCACCGGTCCAGCGGTTGTTTTCAGCGATCAGATCAAAGCCAAACCGGCCGTTAGCCAGAGCGGCAAGGCGGCCGTCGGGGAACGTGTTGGAAGCCGAGGAGAACATCAGCCGGGCAATGTGGCCACCGTCCAGCACAAGGTTCTTGCTGCGGTAGTTTTTGGCCAAGGCCAATATTGCCGGCAAGTCCGAAGTGTCGAAGTTGGCAGCAGTGCCGATGGTGGTCGGGCTGTCGTAGTTGGCCGAGACCATCAAAGCGGTGACGACATCCGAAATGCCGTAGGCGAACAAGTCGGCAGACCCCTGGGCGAGATCGGCGAGCTGGAAGCCTTGATTCAACTCAGCGTTCTGAATGCTGAAGATCTTGGAGATCTGGTTCACCGTCACGTTGGTGGCGGCTAGAGTGCTGTCGTCGTTGGTCTCGAAGTTGGTCGCATTGGTCTGGGCGGCAGATCCAGTGGTGTAGCGCTTCACGCGAACCGTGGCGCGGGGGCGCAGGTTGTCCAGGCCGACGTTGCGGGTGAAACCGTCCAACAGCGCCAAACGGGTGGCGGCGATGGTGATGATGGCGTCGGCCAGATAATCCACCACCAAGGTGCTGGTGAAGGTGTTAGTGTTCTGGGGGGCGTGGATCTGGTTCTGGCGGATCAACTCGCTGTGGTTCTCGATCAGGAACTTGCGGCGATCAGAACCAGCCCTGAAACCCTTATGCTTCTCAAGCAACGGGTTGCCGAGGTTCTCAATGCGCGGAACGATAGGCTCCGGAGCGGGGGCGGCAGTGGGGGCCTTGGCGCTGATAGCAGCGGCAACAGCTTTGGCGACGATGGCCTCAATTTCAATGGCGGTCGGGGCGGCGGGAGCCGGCGCAGGGGGGGCGGCCGGCACCACGGGATCGGGGGTCTTGTTGTCCATGTTGTGTGGTGTTTGTGATGTCGGCGCGGTGTTCGCGCCATCGGCGACAGCGGAAATGCTGCCGGTCGAAAGTTTGGGGAGAGACGCACGAAACCAAGCGCGCGCGGCGTTGGCTTCCATGGCTGGCTTCTCCTGGGAAAGTTTGTCGGCTAGACCAAAGGTGATGGCTTCGGAAGATGTAAACCACGTCTCGGCCTTCATTGCGGCACGAATTGCCGAGGCAGTTTTGCTGGTCTTTTTCTCGTAAACACCGGACAAGATCTCGGCGTGCTGGTCTAGGGCATCGGCCATCTTGCGCATGTCGTCGGACGTGCCAGCGGCAAGGCCGGACGGGTCGTGAATCATCATCAGGGCTGCGTCGGCGATTTCTACAGTGTCGCCAGCCAGGGCGATGATCGAAGCAATGGACGCAGCTACACCGACCACTCGGGTGGTCACGGGCGCCTGCCGGCCTCGCAGCATGTTGTAGATGGCCAGACCGTCCCAGACGTTGCCGCCGGGGCTGTTGATCTCGACATTCAGCGGGCCCGGTCCAACGGCTTGCAAGGTTTCGGCAAACGACTTGGCCGTAATGCCGGAATTGGAAAACCAGTCCTCGCCAATCTGGTCGAAGATTTGAATGGTCGCAGCCTCGTTAGCAGCGGCTCGCGGGCTGTATGACAGCCAGTTGTTGACCTTGGTCATTTCGTTTTTCCTTTACGTTTGGCCGATGCGGTTGGGGTCACCGCAGGCACGGGAGGAATCACTTCCTCAGGATCCTCAATTTTGAGTTCCTCAATTTCGGCTTGCTCCGGTGCAATTGGCAGCTTTTGCGCCCTGCTGATCTCGGAAACGTCGATGTCGTATTTCTCAGCCAGCTCGTGAATGAACTTGGCCTGTTGGGCTTTAGCCTCTAGGGCTGAACGCCAATCAATGCCCCGGGCCCCATAGATCTCGTCGTATGTCGTGACGCCGGCTTCGAGTTCCGCAAGCTGGGCAGCAGAGTTGCGGCCCACATCGACGTTGGGGGCCCGGGGCGCCTGGATGGCCACCTCGTACCAGTCGTCTGGTGAATCACGCAAACTGGGCTCGGTGCGGATGGCGTATTCCATCACATATTCCCAGATTCGGCGGGCAGCCGAGGCCATGACCATGTGGCGAGAGCGGAACCACACGGCCGACATATCCAATGCGCCGCGGTAAACGGTGCCCTGCATGGACTCCGGGAACACCAAGACGTAAGGGATGCCGACGCCGGCACACACCTTTTCGGTTAGTTGGCGCCAGTAGTCGCGCATGTTGACTGAAGGGCGGTCTGAGACAAACTGCTCGAACTCGTCCCCAGTCTTCATAACCTTGACCGAGGCCCCGAACACGGTTTCGTAATAGCTCTGGGCAGTGCCTTGAGTGGCGCCCAGACCAGAGCGCAGGCTGCTGGCTTGCACTTCCCCGGAGCTAGTCTTGATGATTTGGGCTACGCTCGAAGCCAGCTTGCATGATTCCATTTCCAGCTTTTGGAGGTCGTCCAGGTCGTGCAGGTCATTGATAACGCACGCGACAAAAGGCAGGCCGCGGAGCTGGTTAGACCTCTGTGGCTCGTAAATATGGACAATGGAATCCGCGGCAATGGGTCGGATGTCGGTCAGCTCGCCTTGCTTGCGCTCTTGGCCGACGTAGAACGTCAGGGCCCGGCCGGTTTTCGTGTCAAACCGCACACCGTCGAAAATGTCGGGTGTGTTTTCTTGGCCGGTTGGTGTGGATACCTGTTGCGGCTCAATCAATTGCAGCCTTGGTCGGCCGGACTCGCCTCGGGTCAGCAATAGGAAGCTCTCACCGTCGTAGAACCATCCACGGGCAGCCAAGCCCATGAGGGTGCCAAAGGATTGCCGGGACCCAATGTCAGGGTATCGGCTCCAAGTGTCCCACCATTTCTTAGCACGCAGATTCCATTCGGGATCTGAAGAAGCCGGCTGCACCGAGAAGTTGCTTCCGACCGTGTAAGACTCAAACAGGTCACCGAGGCGGTTCATTACCGCGTTGTTCTGTTCAAAATATCGGCTTTTTCTGACAATAGCCTGCCGGGTCCATGAAGACACGTCGAAGCGAACCGATGTGTAGGACGTGTCTAGGTAGGAACGGCGAAGACTGTTCCCTGCTCCCTCGTATTTATCAACAGGGGCCGACCGGAAACGAGACAAGATGGAATCAAAGAGTCCCATTACGTCATTTGGTTCCCGATGTAGGGCTCCCGGCGTAATTGTGAGAAGTCCCCATTGTAACTGGTCACCGCAACAAGCACCACGCCCATCATCTTGTCGAAAATCTGAGCATCTGTCGGGTTTGCAATACCGGAAGTGTTCAATATCTCAACGGCGAACTCGTAGTCCGAGATCAGCAATTCCCACATCTCCACCATCTCAGACGGTGTAGGAGCGCCCTTTCCAGGCTCGGCAAACTCAACGGAAACGTCAGAAGATGAGGTCGACCGGACAACTTGACCGGATTCAATGGTGGTAGCCGCGGCAATTGCCTTAGCCGTCAAAGCAGCCAAGAGTGTCGTACCTCCTAGGGTACTGTAGACACTCCTCAAATAGGCTCGCTTGATTGCGACTGTAAAAGTAATCACTCCGCATTGAGATTCCCATAGTGCTGAATGATGTCAATAGGGTCGTAAAACTACTGTGCTTCCGTTGAAACAAGGTCATTCCATAGCATAACCATGGCAAGTTGCATGATTTCGCAGTCGTGTAAATGGTCGGGCCACTTCTGGTTGCGTTTTACCCAGACGTGTTTGATCCGGCCGGCACGATTTGCTTGTGGGCGAAGGACGTGTGAATCCAAGTGGCGCCAGTAGAGGTCAGGGTCTGCCACGTAGGCACCTTCGGCCTGGACGTTGGGCGGTTGCTGGTGGACGCCCCATTCCCGATCGATGTCGCCCTTTCTTAGCCTAGAAAGCATATCGCGCAGGTGCTCGGTGTCGAACACTAGGAGTGGCTGCACCACATCGGTGCGCATTGAGGAAGATGTCGACAGGCCAAACGGATGCACGGCGCCGCTCTGGGTGGTGAAACGGGCTCCGGTCTCCCGTCCTTTAAGCGGCAGCCATCCGATCAAGGCAGGCTTTCGGAGCCCGCCTTCCGGTGGAAACCGCAGGCCGCACGGGTAGCTGACAGAATTGGATGTGATCGAGGAATAACTGCCGCATGCATCGTACACTGTCTGAGTGTTGAATCCAGAATCAATGCCAACATCCATGTCATGGACCTCCAAAGCTACCTGCACCCGGCGCAAGGCGGCAAAGTCGTCGGCATGACCAGCAGCCACTAAGGTGCTGTTGCCATCCTTCCATTCCCGGCAAACCCACCACAGGAACGGCGCCACGGCCTGGACATCGGCGGTCAGGTAGCGACGGCCTCCGGTGATGGACACAGCGGCCGATGCCTCGGGGCGCTCCTGTTGCACGTCTTGCTGCTCCCAAGGCTCGGCTAAGTTGCCATTGATGAATCCCTGGAGGCCGGCCATCGAGGATTTGGCTTCAAGAAAGGCCACGGCTAGGTGGCCCCAAGTGCATTTTCGATCCGGGCTGTAGAGGCTGCTTAGGTGGTAGGACCGGACACCGGGCATGGCGTTGGGATTTTCTGGGCGCCATTGGCCATGACGGAGTGCGGCCACCTTGTGAGCGTCGGTAATCTTACCGAGGCAGAGCTGGCAGACGTAATGGGCCGATGCCCGAACTTTGGCCAGGTCGTGTTTGCCGCCATCGGTCTTGGCGTCGTCCCATGTCACTTGGCGCCATTCCAGTTTGATCAGTTCCCGGCAGTGGGGGCACGGCAGGTAATACCGGCGCTGGTCGCCACGAAGGAACCGTTGCCAGATTCGGCCTTCGACTACGGTGGGCGTCGAGGTCATAAATGCCTTGGAACTGCTGAAGCTCTTGAGGCGCTGTTCAGCCAGGTCTAGTGCATCAGCTTCCTTGCTGGTGGCCTCGGCGAACTTGTCCACCTCGTCGGCGATCAGCACTCGTACCGGGCGAGAGGCAAGGTTTGCCGGGCTGTTGGATCCTACGAAAGTAAGGGTCGACCGGGTGAAGTTCTGCTCCAGGTTGGTGATCTTGTCGGCCTCGGCGGGAAAGCATTCCAACATGGTCGGGCTGTCCTCC